ACACCTCTGTCATCTTGCATATATCTAAAGTAGGTTTCTAACCTTATTTTAATAGCATATAGCTTTTTAAATTCTTCTAATGGTAATTTTACTGTTTCTTTCATATCTGTTTTGTTAGTTAATATATCACAATATACAAACTTATTAACATATACACAAACTTAATTTAGTGTAAAGCATATTTACCAAAGTTTGGTCTGCTTAGAATTGAGTAGGTTGCATAACGACAAGGATCAATAATATGGTTATTTTTATCTTCTGGAGTATTTATGAGCATACCACTTTTATCTTCTTTCCATTTGTAGTTTCTAAACTCACTTATGGCATTTGTTGAGGTGGATAGAATATGTATCTTATATCTCTTTAATAAGTCAATACCAGCATTCACACTATCCTTACCTTTTATGCTAGAAAATATATTGTTACCCATTGCCCTAAGTTCTGATATTAATCTAGGTTCAGCACTATCTGCATAAATTGGTTTGCTTGTAAGGTTTAACTCTTTAAGGAAATTGTTTATATCACTTGTGGTCATTTGTGTTCTGTACAAGTGTTCTTGTATATAAAGATTATGTCCTTGACTGTAAACAGAAACAAAAGTTGTTGGATCATTGGTATAACCAAAGTCCATCCCATATGCAATTAGTTCTGCTTCTTGTGGTATCTGATTAACCTCAACATACTTAAATATAGTGCTTCTACTGGCTGATCTTTCACCTAACCCATATATCTGCCAATATTGTTCATCTGTGTCTCTAAGCCTCTCTATTTCACTTCTTATAGATGCTTCAATAAAAGGATTGTCTAGGTAGGTTGTTTTGTAAAACACACAATCATCTCTAGGTATTAGCTTGTCATATATCCAATGGTATTCATCTGATGGGTTAAAGTCTAATATTATTCTATCTTGTGTTCTAAATAGTAATTGCTGCATATCTTCATAGTACAACTCATTACCCTCATTGACAAATAGCAAATCTCTTTTCCTACCTCTAATCTTTTGTGGCTGGTCTAAAGATATAAATTCAACTAGGTTACCAAATAGGTGATATTCTGAATTAGACTTATTGTGATACTGCTCACTATAACATTTATAGTTTTGTAGTATAGCCATAAAGTCTCTCATTACAGTTGCCCTTAAACTGGGAAATGATTTACGACAGATGGTTATTATCTTATTGTTGTTGTTTGCACAATAGTTAAATATGATCCACAAAAGTATGTTGTAAGTTTTACCAGACCTAGTACCACCTTGTTCAACTACAATCTTTTTATCTGTGTTGGCTAAATGCTTGTAGACTATATTAGTCTGTATCTTCGGTTTTATCAATTATCTCTATTTGAAAATTAGTTGGCATTCCATCTGCACCAGTTATTTCTTGTCTTTCAATATAACCTCTTTTCTTACCTTTTGTCTTTAGATAGAATATTGTAGCTGCTGTTGAGTTGGCAGATATTTGTTTGTGTAGTTGGCTTTCTGCAAAGTCTAGTGCTACATTCTCAATATCCCTTACCTCAATGGCAAATGCTTCATCTTCTTTAAGCCACTTATAGTAAGTGCTTCTAGGTATGTCTGCTTTCTTACAAGCTACTGTAACAACTCCTAAACTTTGCTCTAGTGCTTTTAATAGGCTTTCTTTTTTTATGTGTCTACTTTCGTTCATTTCTTATATTTTTCATTTAATATTTTTGGTACTGCATTGTTCCAAGATACCCTATGGTGCAGCCTTGCATTCTCTGTATTTAAAACAGATACCTTTACTGATGATGGACTAAACAAAACACTATAAAATGATTTTACATAAGTACCTTGACTTAAATATATATCAGTTAAACCACCCTCATTAGTTTGTGTGTCTGTTTGTTTAAGTGATACATTAGGTATTGTAAAAAATAAATTTCCTAATGCTCCTAAACTTGTGTAAGCATTTACATCTTCATTAATTCTACCCATAAATTCAAATGGTCTTTCTGTACTACAAAAAAAGCTATTCATACACTTTCTTTTTAAAGTAAGTTTCTTTGCCATACCACTTTGATCACCACCAATCCAATCACCATTTTGTGACATTGCAATACTTTTTGCTGGTATTGATTTATAGAATTTTAATAGTGCTATAAATATATCATCAACATTATTTATATATCCTCTACCTTGATTGTAATAAAGTTTATCATCAAACCTATAACTAAAATCTGTATAGTCATCATCCATTTGCAAGAAATAGGTTATGCCTAATTTTTTAGCAATATCAAAACAAGCATTCCTAGCATATACCACAACTCTTTTGTCATCAAAATTATCACCAATATCAAATTCTATATCATCCTTATTAAATGATATAACTTCATCTTTATATTTTGATTTATATTTATCTAACTTTTTATCATCAGTTGAACATATTAAATACTTCTTGCCAGTATAGCCAAATCTATCTAGGGTTTTATATGTCTTAATATTATCTGGTCTGCCAAAGGTTAAAATAAAAACTGCAAAATTGTTATCTATCATAATATACCATTCTTTTTATAAGACTTTGCAATGTCATTAGTCAATTTAACATATCCACTTTCTATTGCTTTATCAAAATCAATTATAATTAATGCTGATTTTTCCATTAAGTCTTGTACCTCTTTGTTAGAGTTTGCATAATAGTCTGCTATTTTACTATAATCAAAAACAATATGTCTTTGTGCTGATTTAATTAAAAACTTCTTTTCAGTTTCATCTAAGGTTGAGTTATTAATATCAGTAATTAGTTCTTTGTATTTAGCATCATCTGTTAAGTCATTAATGTTTGGCTTTTCATTGTTTGGTTTATATGTTGGTGCTTCAATCTTTCTAGTATATTTTTCTTCTTCTGTATCTTCTGCATCAAATGGAAAACCATCTAAACCCCAATCTTCTAATTCTTTTAACTCCCATTCATTTGCTAAACTATCCCAATCCCATTCACCAAACCCAACATTGTCTTTTACTATAAATTCTTGTTCTTGTTCTTTTGTAAGTTCATCTGCTTTTAAAACATACACCTCTTTCAACCCAGCTTCATTACAAGCCTTTAATCTCATATTACCACCAAGCACTACCATATCTTTATTTACTACAATAGGGCGCAGCTTTAGCATCTCTGGAAACTCTTTAATTGACTTTACTAGTTTTTTAAACTTACTGTCTTTTATAAATCTTGGATTGTTTTCATTTGGTATTACCTTACTGATCTTTACAAGTTCCATATATATAACGTATTTAATTTATTTATTTCCTAACTTTAATTTTAACAGTCTTTCTCTCAATGCTTTTCTTTCTTTACCCTTTGGTAATTTATCAAATAGTTGTTGTAGCTTTTGTATTAGTTTCTTACTCATAGCTTTTCTATTTCGTTTAGTACTTCTTGATAGTATTCTAGTGTTATCTTGTTATGTGGTTTTATTATTTCATTTTCAAGTATAAGGCTTATATGTACTTTAGCACATTGTTTTGCTTGTATGCTTGTTGTTGTTTCCACATAAAATGCTTTTGCTAATTGGTATGCTTTCTCTTTTGGTGTTTGCATAAATAGCCATTCTTTTTTTATCATAGTTCTATTATAGTTGCCAATGATTTATTCAATACCCAAAACTCTTTCTCTAATCTTTCTTTATTTTTAAATAGTGTTGATGCTGGCACATTATAAAATCTCTTATAAATATTATTTAAATCTAGTTTACTTACATTGAAAACATATACTCCAGTATTATCTTGTTGTACATAAATATATTGTTTGTTTGTTTTCTTTGCTTTGTCTAAATTAACTAATGTTTTGTTTACTTCTAAAAAAGGATCTTTATATTCAGATGATCTGTTTTTAATTTCCACAAGGTAATTATTATCAAAAGCATCATAAGAATTATATTGGTCTAGATGTTCTTCTAGCTTTAGATTTTTCTTATTGTTTAAGAATTGTACTGTTTCTGTTTGTGTCATATTATGATGCACAGTTTATTATTTCGTACTCGTTTTTAGGTTTTTTCCATTCAAAAGATTTTAATATTAATGCTGCTCTATCATCATATATTTTCATTTGTGTTTTGTTTAAATCTCTGTAGAGTATTTCATTTTCAGTAAAACCAGATTTAATTTTTCTTCTCAATTCCTTTACTTCATTTAATTGCTCTTCGTATTTCTTTATTTTGTTATTGGCATTGTTGTATTTATTTTTAATTTCTTTGTATTGATTTAACAACCTTTCCAATTTTGGCAATTCCTTATAATCTGCATCTGGACTTATTTCAAAATAGCTTTCCAAAGTATTAAAGTATTCTTCTCTATATGATTTGTATACCTTAAACATTTTTAGTGCGTGTATTACTGTTGCGTGGTCATATGTTTTTAGCTTTGGTTGAGTTCTCATAAATGCAGAAATAGCACTTGGTCCGAGATCAAATTTATTTTTTAATAGGTGGCAAAAAAATGCACGATGCTCAATAACATTTCTAACTCTTGTTTTCTCAAATATATCAACTCCAGTAATTGATATTACTAAATCACTTATTTCTTTGGGTGTTTTTAAAACTGGTATTTCTATTTTATTATTCTCCATTGCTTTGTAGTTTTTGTATGTATAAAGCTGCATCCATTAGTTCTTCTTTTAGGTGCTGCAAAAAATCATCTTTGTTATTGTCTTGTAGTGTTGTTTTGTATTTGTCTATACCTACACAACTTCTTATGTCAAATTCTCTTTTTAAATCTTCTACTATTTTATCTTTCATTGTGTTCTTAATTTTAAAAGGTGATAGCATTCAGCATATTTCTGTCTTGCTTTGCTTTTGTATTCTTGTTTAAATAATTCGTATAGTTTTCTTGTGTATTGGTATTTAGTTGTGCAGTCTTTAAAATGATTTTCTGCAAACTTTTTACCCTTACCCTTAAAGTAATTTACATTGTCAGCTGTGTCGCCAACGATCATTTGCTCATAGAAATTGTACATAGCTTCTTCTTCTGATATGTCTAATATCACTTGGTGCTTGTAGTGATAATTGTACATCAAGCAAGGGAATTGTTTATAGTCTTTATCGATTGATACTATCATTACATCATCCCTACCTATATCATCAGATATTTTTTTCCAGTACCTTGCAACCATATCATCTGTTTCAATACCAGATCCCCAAATGCTATCATATTGTTCTTTCACATATTGGTGCATCTCATTTAATAAAGGTGGCAGTTCTTGTTTCTTTCTGTTGGCTTTGTAAACTGGTGTGATTAGCTTTCTGAAGTTACCCTTAGAACCACTAAAACATAATACTTTATCAATGGTGTATTTTTCTTCTAAGTCGTTCACAATTTTCATATACTGTTGATCAAACTTATTTCTTGCATCAACTATATCTGTGTAATACTTTTCATCATCTGGTGTTTCTCTTTTACGATAGCAACTTGCAAAAATTAAACTATCTGCATCTACTAATAAAATCATACCAATGCTTCTTTAATCATTTTAAGGTGCATTTGATGCATCTTATTTTGTTCTTTAGTTACCATACTAATTATAGATGGTAAGTCTCTAAAAAGCTGGTCTACATTCATCACAAGGGTTTTGTTATTGTTATATCCAAAACATAATTCTCCATCACTACACCATAAAGTATCTGTGTCATATATGTAAGTATGTGATTGTGCTTCTTCTAGTTGTGATTTTAAAATTTCTATTTGAGCTTCTAATTTTTTTATTCTGTTATCTTGTCCCATTTGTCTATTGTTATGTTAAGTCTTAAATAATTTTTATTCTTTGCTGGTTTAACTTGGTAGTTAATCGATATGTCTGATATAGATGTGTCAGCTTCTGTGTAATACTCTATTTGTTTTTTTAGCTTTTCCCAAGCTGCATCATTTACTTTCATTCTATTTTGTTTTAGTTAATGCAATATAACTATAATTGAGTTATTAACAAAATTGTGTACAACTAATTTGGTTCTATATTTATATTTATTCT